AAACTGCAGCAGCTAATAAAAAAGCATCAGGCAAACAAAAGTTAAAAGACTTGGGATTAGATGATGATGAAATTAAAGAATTAATGGGAGCATAATATGGCATTAACTAGACTAGGACCAAATCAATCAGTAAACTTAGCAAGCAATGTTACAGGAACATTGCCAGTTGCTAATGGTGGAACTAATTTAACATCTGGATTTGTTAATGGTGGTGTTAATACTCCAGCTTTTAGAGCAACCATGTCAGCAAATCAAGATAACCAAACTGAAGCAACAACTGTAAAAGTTGCTTTTAATACCGAAACTTTCGATGAGGGTTCTTGCTACGATCATAGTTCAAACTACAGGTTCACCGTCCCTAGTGGAGAAGGTGGAAAATATTTAATCATTGCACACATTCATGTTCGAAGTGCAACTGGAGTTTCTTATTCTGGAAAAGCATGTAGACTTTACAAAAACGGTTCTTTTTTAACTGAAAGTCAAGAAACAGCAAATTCAAATGACATGCACCCAGACAGAACAAATAACGAAGAAGTAGCTACAATAGAAAATTTAAGTGCTGGAGATTATATAGAATGTTATGCAAAAGTTTGGGGTAGAAATTTTGATATAGAAGCAGAAGGTGCTTATTTTGCAGCATGTAAATTAATTACATAGGATAAATTATGCTCGGCCATACTTCCATATCTGCCGCTCCAATAGCTACATCGTTCTTCAATCCGAACGTTACTGTTAATGTAACAGGTAATGCATTAACTCTTGCAGTTGGAAGTTCTTCTGCACTAGCGGGAGCTTTTGTAGAACCATCAGGAAATGCTTTAACACTTGGCTTTGGATCTTTAACTATCAGCGGTGCAGCTAATATAACTCCTGATGCTACACCATTAACTTTAGGTGTTGGAACTGTTACAGTAACAGCTGCAGCTAACGTTTCTGTGACTGGAAACGCATTGACCATTGGCACAGGAAGTGTTACAATAACAGCAGACGCAAATGTGAATCCTACAGGCGTGCCTATGACTCTTTCAGTCAATGATCCAGGTATCATCACATGGCAACCTATAGATCCAGGAGCATCACAAACATGGGTTAATATAGACCCTTATTAGGAGAATTATGGCATCAAGTTTTTCAACAAACTCAAAACTAGAACTTATAGCAACAGGTGAAAAAGCTGGTCTTTGGGGTACAATTACAAATACAAATTTACAAATATTAGAACAACTATCATCTGGTTATTTATCATCAGCACAATTAGCTTCTGGAGATTTAGCTCTAGCACTAGATAATGGTGCAACATCAAATGGTAAAAATTTATACATTAAACTTACTGGTACATTAGGTGCAAATAGAAGTGTAACTATACCAGATGGAGCTGAAAGAATTATTATTTTTGAAGATGCAACAACTAGAGGCACATCTACTTTATACACAATTACAGTTAAAACTGTATCTGGTACAGGAGTTGTTTTACCAATAGGTTCAAAATCTTTAGTTTATTCTGATGGCACAAACGTTAGTTTAGGCATACGTAGCAAAGGTTATGTAACTTTAAACTCTTCAACAATCACTGCATACACAGCAGTAGATGGTGATCAAATATTTGCAAATACAACAGCTAACCCAATTACTGTAACTTTACCTGCATCACCTGCAGTTGGATCAGAGGTTACTTTCATAGATGCAAGAGGGACTTTTGCAAACAACAGTTTGATTGTTAACAGAAATAGTCAACCAATAAATACAGGTACATCTAACCTAACACTAAACACTAACGGTCAAGCTTTTACATTAGTGTATGTTGATGCAACAAGAGGCTGGGCATATAAAACTAATACAGCATAGGAGTGATAAGTGGCTCTTATTGAATATAATTTTTTACCTGGAATAGATAAACAGGATACAACAGCAGGCGCTGAAAATCGTTGGATAGATTCTGATAATGTAAGATTTAGATATGGTCTACCAGAAAAAGTAGGTGGTTGGTCTTCTTTAATATCTGATACTATTACAGGCGTTGCAAGAAAACTCCATGCATTTGTAGATCTACAAGGTAATAGATATGTAGCTGTTGGAACAGATAAATTTTTATTAATTTATTTTGAAGGACAACTTTATGATGTTACACCTTTACAATCTACTATAAGTTCTGCCACTATTGCAACCACAAATGCTTCAGCTGTTTGCACAATAACAACTTCTACATCACATAATTTAGAACCTGGAGACATAGTTTTATTGGATAGTGTAACATTACCAGGTGGTACAGGTTTTAGTGCATCAGATTTTGAAGATAAATTATTTCAAGTAACAGCGGTT